CTCAATGATTCGTCCACATTCAACAATTCTTTCATTCCAGATGTTACTCCAGTTATTTTCTCTTCAAACCATTCATACGCACATTTGAAAGCCTTGACACACACTTTAATTGCTCCATCACATCCAGTAACTGCACGCGCAGCATTGCCAAAATCTCCAAAGGATTTCATGAAACTCTTTGAATCATTTTGATTTGGCAACACTTTGAAATACAGCATGGACATAATACAGAAGATTAGTGACACAATTGGAGAATAGTCACCTGTCATCTGAGCCACAACCTGAGGGTTCTGTGATCGTAATAGCGAACCTTGCACTCCCAGCACTTTCTGTACTAGAATTGCCACAGTTGTGGTTTCCCATCCACACAAGACAAACAAATCCAAAAGGTGATGAATATAACTCACCTCATTCATGCCACCGGCAGCCAAATGCAGCAAAAATGAAATCACTCCGTAAACTCTACGGACAACTTCACTTTCAACATTCAACAAACTCAAATATTCCCAGATACCATTGAGCACATTACAAATCTCACTCACCAAGGGTCCAGTCGAAAACATAGAAACATCAATCATTCCCATTTGAGCAATCAGAGAAATGTCTTTTAGCATCACACGCATATGTATAGCAATGTCATCCAAACACCAAGCATCCCATTCTTGAAGCACTTCATCCGTACAGACAGGTTCATTCAAGTCAAACAACACATTCACAGTTGGTAGTCCATTCACACAATTAGCATAAAAATTTTTCATTTGAACATTCACTCCATTCACAACAATGCCAGGAATCTGCTCTGACCAATCCACAACAACTGACTTATTATACTGTGAAGTATAATAAGCTACCACTTGCTGTGGGTTGACAGACCAAATCTTGGCTTCTGGTGTATTAGGTTCAATCTCAAATATCCAATCATTTGCACAAGGAATTAATCCAACATGGGACATAAAAGAACGTCCAGCTGGCATCCAGACAGGGGTTGATCCAATAGCTATTTCTCTCATGATTCAAATACTCTCTTCCAAGGAATTTTATATCAAAACTCAACAGATCAAAACGCACAAAAGTACGCAGTGAACAGAATTTTCTGAGAATCAAGGACCTTCAAAAGACCACTCGTCTACTAAGGTATCCGTCAATGCCGGAATCCCAGGTTCGCACGAGTAGAGTTTTAGAAAGCGTGTACGCAATGCGTAAACGCCTTTGTTCTAGAGGACCAAAAGTATAGTGCACGAGTAAAACTCAT